CGAACACATTTTGTGGGTGGAGAAGTATCGTCCTAAAACGATTGAAGATTGTATACTTCCGGACTCTTTGAAATCAACTTTCCAAGAGTATGTAAATCGCAAGGAGATTCCCAATCTCCTGCTTTCTGGTTCTGCTGGCGTTGGCAAAACCACAGTCGCAAAGGCTCTCTGTGAAGAGGTTGGTTGTGACTATATTGTAATCAATGGTTCTGATGACTCAGGCATTGATGTCCTTAGAAATAAGATTAAGAACTATGCATCATCCGTCTCTTTGATGGGTGGTCGCAAAGTTGTTATCATTGATGAGGCAGACTATCTAAATCCTAATTCAACACAGCCTGCGTTTCGTGGAGTGATTGAGGAGTATGCATCTAATTGTTCCTTTATCTTCACATGTAATTTTAAAAACAGAATCATGGATGCAATCCATTCACGTTGCACCTGTATTGATTTCAAACTCAATGGTTCTAAGGCCAAGATGGCATCGGCCTTCTTTAAACGTGTTGAAAATATTTTGGAAATAGAAGGTGTAAAATATGATAAACCAGTGGTTGCGGAAATCATTACTAAGCATTTCCCTGATAATCGCCGTATTCTTAACGAGCTTCAGCGGTATAGTGTTGGCGGCACAATTGATAAAGGTCTTCTCGCATCAGTTTCCGATGTGCAGTTGACTGAGTTAATTAACTCACTAAAGGTCAAAGACTTTGCAGGTGCTCGTAAATGGGTCACCAATAATCTGGATAATGATCCAACAAAAATTTATCGTAAGTTGTATGACGGTCTCTATGAACTACTTAAGCCTAATTCTGTCCCTCAATTGGTATTACATTTGGCTAAGTATCAATACCAATCTGCGTTTGTTGCTGACCATGAAATCAACATGATTGCCTGTTTGACAGAAGTGATGGTAGATTGTGAATTTAAATAAAAAAAGGAGTTATATTATGCGTAAGATGAGAAGTTATCCATTAAAAAAGAACATTAATTTAGAAAAATCAAAAATGTCTATTGAAGACTTTTTTGAACTTCGTGCAGTTCCAATGCAGAGAAATACAGAAGCTCATGCACAAAACAAAAAAGTTAAAGAATCTTTATCTATATTAAAACCAGAACATTTAGATATTGCTCTGGCCAAATTGACAAAAGATATTCATCACGGAGATGTATTTTATCGTAAAGATTCTATTATGATTCTAAACGGAAATACAAGGAAGTATTTTTGGGAAAATGGATTATCGGATTTTATTCCACAATATGTTGATATAACATATTATCCAATAGAAACAATAGAAGAAATGAAAGAAACTTATAATAGTTTTGATAGTACTGTTGCATTGGAAACGAATGGTCATAAGATTTGGGGTTTGTTAAAGTCTGACCATAATTTTACGCCTAAATCAAATAAGATATCGAGTGGTAAATTTACTTCTGCTTTGCATTTTTCTAATCACGCTTTGGATCCTGTAACTTATAATGAGCCAACAGTCAACATGGAAAAAATCCAAGATGAACTTGCCATGTTCATCAATGAGATTAAAGTTATGGATGAAATTTGTGATAACAATAAAACAACCAGAAAGATTATTTGGGATCAACCTTTATTAGCTGCCTCATTTTTAGCACTAAAACATTATGGTACAAATAACACAAAGTTACTAAAATGTTTGAATGACATTAATGACCAAAAAATGATTACAACGTCCGTTTATCAAGATGGTGTGACTCATATTGTTTATGAATGGTTGATGAAACTAAAATTCAAACAAAGAACAACTTCTTGGGATAAAGACTGCGGATTTTCAAAAACAGTTCCTTTTGTTTTATTTTGGATTGACAAATACATGAATGATATTACACAAAAACAAATTGGTGGCGGATGGGATAATATACTAATTGATTGGTTTGGTCCTAATTCAAAAGCTATTAAAGCTAATACGATTATGGCCAATGCATTTGATGTTGCTGCGTTTGATGTAATCTGATGGTTGATTTATTCAAAGAAATTATTCCATCTATTCTTCAAACTAAGAAGAATGTCTTTGACGGTGACTATAAAGACTACAAGGCCTTTATGGTCAACCGTGCTCTATCCTATCACATGGATTGTATTCTATATGCCAATGAGATGAATATGCATCCTGGCATTGATCCAGACATGCAATATAGCTATCTTCTAAATACCATCAGGTCTGTAAAACGGAAGTATCAACCGTGGCAGAAGTCAGAGGTTCTGAAGGATTTAGAATGTGTGAAGATATATTTTGGTTATTCCAATGAAAAGGCCAAAGATGCTTTGCGTATTCTTACTGAGGATCAAATCGCTGAAATAAGAGCAAAAACAAATATAGGCGGAGTTAATAATGATAGGAATACAAGACTTAGTTGAGGTGACATTAGTAGAACCAGATGATTTTCTTAAAGTGCGTGAGACCTTGACCAGAATAGGAGTTGCATCCAAAAAAGACAAAACCTTGTACCAATCTTGCCATATACTACACAAACAAGGCAAGTATTATATTGTACACTTTAAGGAATTGTTTGCATTGGATGGTAAACCAACAGACCTTACAGAAAACGATTTATCACGCAGGAATGCTATCGCTAAGTTATTACAAGATTGGGGTTTGATTACTGTTGTTACACCTACACAGATAGAAACACCTACCCCAATCTTTATTAGCCAAATCAAAATCATTTCTCACAAGGAAAAGAACGAATGGCAACTGGTTCCGAAGTATAATATTGGTAAAAAACCACAAAACCATTGACAAACTAGTATAAATACTGATATGATTATGGTGCCGTGCTCTCTGAGGCGGCAATTTTTTAACTTGCTTTTTAAAAGGAGTCTATATGACAAGCTTACTATTTCCCAAATTGGATCACTTTATGATTGGTTTTGATCCTATCATCGATATGTTGCAATCCGCAGCTAAAGATGTTAGCAAATATACACCATCTTATCCACCTTATAATATCAAACAGGTCAAAGAGAACAAATACGTCATCGAGATGGCAGTTGCTGGTTTCTCCAAGTCTGACATTGAAATTACATTAGAAGGTAATAAAATGGTCATCAAGGGATCCACACAAGACGATGACGACCAAAATTACCTTCACAAAGGTATTGCCAACCGTGCTTTTGAACGTGCGTTTACATTGGCCGATAAAATTGAAATTAAAGATGCTGAGATTGCCAATGGCATGTTGAGAGTATGGCTCGAAAACATGATAGCAACACAGGACTTGGTAAAAAAAATTACCTTGAAATCCAAAGATGAAGAAATCTCTAAGAAGAATGCTTAGGATTATTATGGTAAGAACGATAAGATCCAAACAAGCACAAGCTCAACGTTATGTACAGGAATTTAAAAATGTGTAATTGGTGGCCTGTATCAGACGAAGAGTGGGATAGATTAAACTATCCAGAAAAATATAAAAACAAATGAAATACTTAATCCAAGGAACAACATCGAAAGGTAAAGTTTTTAGGCCAAGTGATTGGTCTGAAAGATTATGTTCCGTAATGTCTTATTGTCAAACAACAAAAAAGGCATCGTCCAACTCACCAGGATATTCTCCATACGTCATGCCTACCATAATAGATAATGTTAGGTGTGTAATTCTAGATGATAAACTAGGTGAAATTGAACCGAGAGCCTTGGATTTTGTATTCAATTTTGCAAAGGATAATGACCTTATAGTCATAAGTGACTACCAAAAAGTAGTTTCTATCCGAGATTACCAATTTGCCTAAAAACAAAATGTGGTAATTAAAAAGAGGCCTCTTGACAGGCCTCTTTTTTTATGGTATAATAGTTACTATAAACCTTGGAGTAACTATGTCTAAAAAATTATATCTTGTGGAAACAGTATCAATCTTTCGTATGCGTTATGTTATTGAAGCCAAAGAAGAAGAACACGCTTTGGATGAGGTAACAATCCACTCTACTGGCGGAGAACAAATCACAGAGTTTTCACAAAAATGGATTGATGAGGTGGTTGTATCCTCACAAGAAATTTCCGATAAGAAATACATGAAATTGTTTGATGAAGATAATCATTATTTGTCCAAATGGACAGATGAAGAAAAACGTAAGTACATCAACAAAATAGAATATAAGTAATATTATGAAACAAAAATTTGTTGATGCCTTTATGGATGTTGCCAGAAGGTTTGCTGAACTATCATCCGCCAAGCGTCTAAAGGTTGGTTCTATCATTGTGAAGGATGATAGGATCATATCGATTGGTTATAATGGAATGCCATCTGGATGGACCAATGAATGTGAGATTGAGAAATTCGATGCCTACGGTCGTTCGGAATATACCACAAAACCAGAAGTTATTCATGCCGAGGCCAATGCAATTGCAAAATTGGCCAAATCGAATGAATCTGGTAAAGATGCTATAATGTTTTTGACCCATGCACCTTGTGTGGAATGTGCCAAGATGATTTATACCGCAGGTATAACTAAAGTATTATATGGTGAAGACTATAGGAATGATTCCGGTGTTGTATTTTTGCAACAATGCAATGTAGAGGTTGACAAATACTCTAAATAGCGGTATAATCGTCCTTTTGAAGGAGGGCCTATGTCTATTAAGATAGTTGGAAGTCCAGATAAAGATTTTACGCCTTACATCCATAGGGCCGCTAAATTCTTTTCAGATAATTTGCTCACAAAGCAAATGCAAGATTACACTACCATAATTGTAAAGTTCAATAAAAAGTTGGATGATTATGGCTCGGCTCAAGTTGAGGGTTACAATTCTAGGAATATGCCTAGAGAATTTTTGATTGAGATAAACCCAAACATTGGTGCTCATCAGATATTAAGAACCTTGGCTCATGAGATGGTCCATGTAAGGCAATTTGCCTATGGTCACACAAATGAAACATTGAGCAAGTGGCACGATTTAAAGATTGATTCGGATGACCTAGATTATTGGGATCATCCATGGGAAATAGAAGCACACGGCATGGAATCAGGTTTGTTAACCAAATTTGCCGTACAAGAAAAACTTTGGGAAGTATTGGCCGATTTTAAGAATCCTTCAAGTCCAATAAGAAAACAGAAAATTAAATGGAAAAACGTAGGTTAAAAGAAAAAAACACCTATATACTAACATGAATAACATAAAACACTCCTTTAATCAGCCGATGTACCACACAGAGTCAATTTGTGCGGATACGCTGTGGCTCGTCAAAGGGGTTTGTACCTGTTAGAATCTAAAAGTTAAGACAAAAATACTACAAACCCCACCCTAAAAAGTGGGGTTTTTTGTTGTTCCAATACAACATATGAGTTGACAAAGACCATCGAGTATGTTACACTCCAACCTGTTCATTAAAAATTTGAAGTAGTTACACCCTCTTCGCCAAGTTGGTAAGGCATCGGATTTTGATTCCGACATGCGGTGGTTCGAGTCCATCAGGGGGTGCCATATAAAAGTATATTAGTTCTAAGGGTTGTTCCGAAGGTAATAATCTCCCGACCATAGGAGTCCTAATATACTTTTATATGACAATGGAAAGTAATGCAGCTGGGAAGGCCGGCGACTAGCCTTGAAAACTAGGTTCTCAGAAATGGGATGGGGTTCGACTCCTCTGCTTTCCGCCAATTAAAAGGAGTTTATTATGCCAAGTGTATTTCTTGTAAGTGACACACACTTCGGTCACGCTGGAGTGTGTCGTTTCACTGGTAAAGATGGAGTTACAAAGCTTAGACCATGGGAAAATCCAGATGAGATGGATGAAGAAATGGTAAAGCGTTGGAACGAAAGAGTAAAGCCAACTGATAAAGTTTATCATCTTGGTGATGTGGTGATTAATCGTAAAGCTCTTAGCATTATGCGGAGGCTTAACGGAGATAAAGTTCTTATTCGTGGTAACCATGATATCTTTAGAGATGATGATTATCGTGTACACTTCCGTGAGTTGCGAGCTTACCATGTGATGTCAGGTATGATCTTGAGTCACATTCCCTTGCATACAGAATCGTTGGGTCGTTTTGGCAC